TGGGCATCGCTCCCGCTCGCACACCCACCCACCCCACAGAATCGCATTTAGATAGCTCATCCTCGTCGTTACACGATCGTCGGACCTTAGCCCGCAATTTATAAGTGCGGACACGGTCGGCAATTCCCAAGCAAGCCAAACAGGAAGTCGCATAACGCGACTCACCAGCTCTGCGCTGGCAACCTGTTTGTTTACTTGACCTTGCCGATAGAGTATTGATCTCTCCCCCCCTAGCCCCCCCGCTGGGGGGGAAGCCCACCAGTCGCTACGCTCCTGGCGGGCGTGCTCATCTGTGGGGTGGGTGGGTGTTTATATTAACGAATGTGGGGTGGGGTGGGGTTTGTAAAAACCCAGGGCTCGGAACATTTTTTTTTATTACAAATAATTTTAAAATTGGAGGAAAAATTCAAAAATGACATTACAAATAATACAGCGAGACGACGTTGAACTAACGATCAAGGAACTAAAAAGTCAACGTGTTCAGACATACTTGCAGCTACTCGTTCTTGAGGGCTCTATAAAAACTCTAGAACAGAAAATCAAGACAATGCCGAAGAAAAAAGCTTTCATTGACAAGGAAAATGACTTCTCAACGCCAGCCAATTGAAAAATGGGACAAATGGCAAAAAGAAGTCATTGATTATGAGGGCTCGATCACTATTCGGGCTGGGCGTCAAGTAGGCAAGTCCACTACCGTGGGAAAGAGAATTGCGAACCTTATGTTAAAATACAACGGTTCGAAATCTCTTATTATCGCTCCAGCTCAACGTCAGAGCTCTCAGCTTTTTATGAAAGTTATGAGCTGGCTAGAAGTTAGGCACCAGGAAGAGTTAGCAAAAGCTGGTGGTTTTAAGCCTGACCCAAAGGTCAGTATAACACGAAACGAACAGAACAGGAGGATATTTGAATACCACAATGGCATCTACAATGAAATACCTACCAAGACAACTATTTCACTCAAAAAAGACTTTACTTTACCACCTGGACCAAGCAATCAAGGAAGTATATGTTATTCGCTCCCTGCTGGTAAAACTGGGGTTTACCTTAGAACATACGCGCTCGATTTCCTCGCTATCGATGAGGCTGCTTATGTTCCAGAGTCAGTTTATACGGCGATTAAGCCAATGCTTGCGGTCGCTGCCAAAGAAAGAGGTCTTGGCTGGGAGACATTTCTTAGCACACCATTTGGAAAGGGTGGATTCTTCTATAATTCCCACCATTCAGACGACTATCGACAGTGGCATATCAACTCAGAAGAATGCCCCAGAATCGGGAAAGACTTCCTAAGGAAAGAAAAACTAAGGATGACTAAGGCGGAGTACCGCCAGGAGTGGCAAGGAGAGTTCACTGATGAATGGAACCAATTTTTCCCTACCAATTTGATAAAAGAAAGAATGACTTTCCCCGAATGGTCATTAAAAGAAGACCGTATCGCTGGTTCGCAGTTCTACCTAGGTATTGACATCGCGAGATACGGTGGTGATGAAAACGCATTCGTGATAGTCGAGTATCATAAGGGTAGGATAAAAGTAGTGAAAGCTTTCACGACTGAGCGTGTATCGACTATGGACACTGTCGGAAGGACCATAGACGTTGATAAATTATATAAATTTAGTAGAATCTTTATAGATGATGCTGGTGTGGGTGGTGGCGTCACCGATATGCTTATTGAGCGCCTTGGAAGGAAAGTTGTAGGCATCAATAACGCTTCTAAGCGCCTTCAAATCCAGGGCGAAGAAAAAAAGCGCGGCATTTTGAAAGAAGATCTCTACAGTAATACTTTAATGCTCATGGAGACCGCCAAAATCGACATCATTGCCGATCTCTCCTTGATGAAATCCTTGAAGAATATTATTTTCGAATATAAATCGGAGGGTGGTCCCCGTTCCCTCCGACTCTTCGGGGATTACTCCCACCTCACAGAAGCAATGGTCCGTGCTTGTTGGTGCATCAAAGAAAGAGGCTTGAATATTTATGTTTATTAAGGAAAAATTTTTATAGTTGAAGTCCCAGTATGCCTCTATGGCTGATACTGGTATATTTTGCACAGGCACAGAAGTAGAAAGAAAGGCTGGTAAGAATGCTAACACTACCTCCAAAGGAGAAGACTATACAAACGATTACATCGCCCAGGCAGAGAGTGTTATTAACAATGTTTGTCGTTTTAATTTCAGCGACACCTACTCTACTCTCAATGACGATACTCGCCAGTTGCTTAAGCAAGTCGCCTCCGATCTTGCTGCAATTTATGTTATTAATTATGATATGTCTGGTTATTCATCTAGGATAGAAGCCGAAGACATGATTAATGTGTTGCGTGACTCCGCGCTACGTGGTTTGTCATTACTACGCGACAAAAAGGTAAGCGACTTTATTAGTGGTTCCTAATGGTTGAAGAACATGATTACGAACGATACCCAGAACTTACGAACGCACAGCTTGAAGTCATGCGGTTCGAATCACCGCACGTCCAGATCACCGAGGACTTTTGGGCAACGGTTGTTAAAGTTCATGATGCTGACACCGTTACTTTACGAACTGCCTTTCGAGACTTTGACTTCCCGCTGCGTTTACTCAACATTGACGCCCCAGAACTTTCCGAAGGAGGAGACCGTCATCGAGAATGGTTAAAAAGCAGAATACTAAATCAGGTCGTTTATGTCCAAATAAACAAAGCGAATCGTGTTGGGAAGTATGGAAGGCTTTTAGGCGAAATAATATCTGGCGGTATCAACGTTGGCGAAGAGATGTTGCTTCGTGGTTTCGTAAAACCTTTCGGTCAAAAAAAGGAGGGCGAGCCTTTGCCATTATCGCAATTATTCTCGTTACGACAATGGTTTTAAAAATTAATAGTGGATTATTTCGTAACACTCCTAACGATATGTTCCCTGATTCACCCGAGGATAATAGTAACCCGTTCCAGCAAGGACAAAGGAAGCTTCATGGTTACCCTACCACTAATACAAACCAAGTCACTGGCTTCTTTTTTTCGACAGTGCAAGAAGAAGTAGCCGTTGATTGGGTCGCTGGCTGGGCTGACATGGAGAAGGTCGAAGCCGAGGATAATGATGCTGCTACCTCTGTCACAGAGGTATTCCATGACACACCCGTATTACAATACGTGCGTATTCGTGACCGTGACGGGAACCTTACGCATGAGAAGAATGTAGAGATCGCTACTTCTTCTAACTTTAATGATCATCGGTTCGGTGGTTCTACTGACACCTGGGACATGGAAGACGCTGGCAACTTAGACAGGCTATACTTTAACAGCCCCGACTTTGTCGTGTGTGTTCAGTACAGGAATCAAGCTAATGATTACGGCACTAAAGAATTACGTGCTAGTTATTTTCAATTCGATTTCCCTCAATCCGCTGTCATCACTGGCATGGAAGTTTGGGTTAATCATAAATATGAGAGAACCTCTGGTCCTACTCAGACAATAACTCACTTAGACATGATTAAAGTGAAGTTATATTATACAGAATACGAGATACGATAATGGTAGAAACAAACATCCGTGAAGCGGTCGCAAGTGACCTTACAAACACAATGACCGATTTCTCGGTCGATGCGTCAGACACAGACGGCGCAGGCTCAGAGCAAGAAACAACCTGGCAGAATACTTATTGGTCGACTGATTATGGGTATTATAAACAAATCCCTGAATTTAAGACAGCGATTGATGCTAAAGCTACCTGGACTATGGGCGCTGGCTTCACAGCTGATGAGATTACTACTCTATTACTTAGCCGTATTAATGGCAATGGTAAAGATTCCTTTAATTCCATCATAAAAAATATGGTGAAGACCAAAACTATCTCTATGGATTCTTTCTCTGAGATAATCCGTGACGAAAACGGGACTCTTACTAATCTGAAGCCGCTTGACCCAGCCTCTATTGTGATAGTTCAGAATAGCAAAGGACAGATTACTAGGTACGAGCAAGTGTCCAAGACCAAAACTCCTAATAAAATATTCCAACCAGAAGACATTTTCCATCTTAGCCATGAGCGTATGGCTGATGAAATCCACGGAGTACGTTTAATCGACTCCCTTAAATTTTTGATAGATGCACGTAATGAGGCTATGGATGATTGGAAGCGTGTAATGCATCGTAACGTTGACCCGCTTTGGATATTTCACCTAGATACAGATGATACCGAGAATATCAGTGAGTTTAAGAATAAAATGGATAATGCTCGAGGTAAAGGTGAGAATATGTATATTCCAAAGGGCGCGGTCGTTCCTGAATTGGTTTCCACAGCTACTAATTCCACGCTCAACCCCCTGAACTGGATTAATCAGCTGAATGACTACTTCTTCCAAGCGGTAAACGTGCCTCAGATTATCATCGGTAATGCGAAAGAATTTACTGATGCATCAGGCAAGATTGTATACTTGGCGTATGAGCAGAGTGTAAAGGCTGAGCAGCTCTATATCGAGGAGCAAGTCTTGAATCAATTAAACATTCAAATACAATTAACATTCCCTGCTACATTGCAGAATGAATTAATCAGTGACGAAGAGAGGGCAAGTGATTTTCAAGCGTCCCAGCCAAACGATACAACGGCTGAGATGGAGGGTAACACATGAATGACAGCGTTTTAACAGCAATTAGTACAGTAGGGTTTCCGATCGTAGCCTTTTTGTTAATGTTTTGGCAAGGAAACAAAACCATCAAAGAGAACACAAAGGTTCTGCGCGAACTTTGTATTCGTGTGGAGGAGTGTAGAAAGTAAATGGGTAGATTAACAGATTCAATTTTGAGTCGTCATAGACAAAGAAAACAAGAAAGAGAGCAGCCTACTAGTAGTGCTGCCCCGTCAGGTTCTTCAGTAAGTCCCACCTCTTCCTCCTCGTCCTCGGGTGGTTCCCGAGGTTCAGGAGGTTCAAATAGATTCATAGACAGTACAGTCCCATTAGCCAGTATCCCCGTCGAGGGCGGTAACCCTATAGCAAGAGCTCAAGGCTTACCACAACCAGGCGCTGCTCCAGCCCCGAACATGTTCGGCGCCATGAGCATCCGAGGCTCTACTGCTGACGAGCGTAGATCATCCAATCGTCTTACTAATTTTGTTTCCTCCGCCGTGCGTGGGTTTACCGGTCAGACCGCCGAACCAGGCGGTCGTGATTTACAAACTTTAAGTCCTACAACAACACTAGGTTATCTGGCTGGAGTTGTTGGCTCACAAGGATTAGGCAAAGCCCTAGGAAAGATTGGCGGCAGAGCCGCCACTACTAGAACCGCTTCAAAAGCTGGTAATGATTTTTTACATTATACCATCGGCGGACATACTGGTCAAATTGGCACAGGCGCAACAGCTAACACTTTTACTCAGGGCGTAGTGAACCAAGCAGCCGGAAAGGTTGCTGGTAGCTCTACATGGAAAACGATCGGCGCCCTAGGTCTAAGTGGTCTTGTTGCTAAAGAGATCATAGAAAAATCTGTTGGCGGAAAAGTCTTCGGTGATTTTGTTGGTAGTGAAGAAGCGTCCCAGACTGTTAACATTGCTGCTCGTGATGCTCTTATGTCTGGTGATTTTGAATCATACGAAGAAGCTGCTCAGGCTCGTGATGAAGTACTCGAATCTCCTGACTTCTGGGAGAACATCAGAAGCTATTTACCTTACGTGAATGTCGGTGATGCCTTAGAAAAATACAGAAAAGCGGCTGTGACTGCTGCCGGTGTTTATGACAAACTAGCCGAAAGGAAACGCCAAGCTGCTGAGGGTATGTCAGAAGATGAAATCCAGGCTTCTGAAAAACAAGAAAGAGAAGACCAAGAGAAAGCTATGATTGATTATTACAACGAACAACGTAAACTCATGTTCGATTATGAACAGCAAGCCCGTGCCGCCGCTGCTATTGCTAAGCGTGCTGCTGATAAGAAAGCAAGGAATGAAGATGCTAGGTTTTGGGCTGCTCAAGCTGCTAAGCAGCGTGAAGCCGAAGAGGCTGACCGTCAGGCAATAGCCGATTTTTGGAGTCAGTATAGACGAGAGCAATATAAATTCCAACAAGACACTAAGCCAAGTAATCTTAAATTTGGTTTATTATAATCATGGAAGAAGAAATTAAAAATGAGGAGGCTCCTCCTGAGCCTACGGAGACACCAGTACAACCACAAGAAGAGCCAGTTCAAGAGCTTGACCTTGTAGCTAAAGCCAATGAAGCAGCCGCCAGGCTGGAAGCTGCCAATAAAGAACACGCAGCCTTGATAGCTAAGCAAGAGAAATTAGCTGTTAAGAATACATTTGCTGGCAGAGCTGACGCTGGACAAAAGCCACTGTCTGAGGAAGACCAGAAGATAGCAAGCGCTCGTAAGATGCTTGAAGGCACTGGTTTTGAAGATATGTTCGATGAACCTGAGAAGAAATAATCGCAACATTTAAATAAATCAGACTCCATAGTTCTACAAAATGGCAAACGAAGCTATCATTGTGGAACTCTTGGGCAACCAAGGAGACCCTATAAGGTACACTTGTGCAGACGGCACAGGAATTGAAAAAGGCACAGTCCTTGAGTTGACGTCACCCCGTACTGTCAAAAAGGGGTCAGCTGTTGATAAACCACTTGTTGGTATAGCAGCAGAAGAAAAAGTTGCAAATGATGGACAGACATCTATTTCTGTTTACACTAACGGCATCTTCCAATTGAAGTGCGCGACCACTCAGTGTGAGATCGGTGACCAGGTTAGCTTGGCTGCTGCTGATAACACTATCGCGCTTGCTAGTACATTAGACATGGAGAAAGGCTGGTCACTTGGCTATGCCATAGAAACAATAGCTGTCGGAAACACTGGCATGGTGAGGATAAACAAGTAAAATGGCAGATTCAACCCAAATGGCAGACTTGAGAGCAGAAAACTTTTCAAGAATAGTAAAAGGTTTTGCTCTTCAAGAGTACAAAATGAAACAACTATGCATGATCGAATCTTCGAGTGCATGGACAGAGACATACTATAAGGAGACTGCTGCTGACTTGACAGGCGCTGATTCTGTTGGAGGTACTGTTAAAGGTGTCCCACGTCTAGCCAACTTCCCTTACGGTGAAGTGACTTGGACGAAAGTATCAGGCATTAATGTTAAACATGCAATGGAAGGCGTACTATCCTGGGAAGATGTTAAGATGAACAACATCCCTATGATCGCTCGTACTTTACTACGTATCGCTCGAGCTGTAGCTAAATCTGTTGATGATGAGATCGCTTCTACTATTGTGTCAGAAGCTGGTAACACACAAGCAGCTAATGCAACTTGGGATAACGCAGTCATCGCAGACAGAGACCCTATTCAAGACATCCTGAATGCTAAGTCTCTGATTGAGATAGACAATTATAATCCGAACAAAAACGGATACTTACTAGTTCACCCCACGAACTACGCGCAGCTACTAGGCAACGCCAACATACGTAACGCAGGACAGTTCTATACAGATTCTGTCACGCGGAACGGTGTTGTTGGAAAGCTACTTGGCTTAACCGTAGTTTCAAGTAACTCTGTTAGTGAGGGTGGCGCGCAAGTAGTCGTTGCAAAAGAAGCTCTAACATGGAAGAGCGTAGTAGGCTTAACTGTAAAAACCATTGAGGACTCAGGCATCAAATACACAATCCGTGCATTTGAAGTAGGTCAAATACAAGTACCTAACCCTGATGCTATCTGCAAAATAACAGGAGTATAAAATGGTAGCTGCAACCTTGCTTTATAATGGTAGTGCGACAGACACCGACGCTATAATCACAGCGCTCGGTACTAATGCCGCTTCTACCTTAATCGTTGTTCCGAACGGGAACACACAAGGCGTAGCAATATTCTTACAGGGGTCATAAAATGAGCTTTGAAAATCGACAACGTATGTACAACGAACTGGTCGCTAAAAAACAGTTCCATCGCATTGATGAATCTTTAATAAAAGAGTTCGGCTCTCCACCTGTGGAGGCGCCGCCTAAGAAGGTGAAGAAGAAAAATGGCAGTTGAAGATACGCCAGTAATCGCTCCTAAAGAGATAGATGTTTCTGCTATGGTTGAAGCCAATGGCACAGAAACTGTTACTATCTCTAATGTTGCTCCGTCAGGTGTCGGCACAGCCACCATTACATCCTGGCTAAAAGTTCGTGTGCAAGGCGTTGATTACTTTATTCCTATGTGGACATAATGACCAATCTAAAGAATGCGTTCTCTCCTGCGAGAGCTACGCGAGTCACACCTAAAGGTAACGCTGGGTATGATAACCCCAGAGAAAACATTGACCCTCATGTCAGGACTCAGGCTGTTAGTAGCCGTGAGTTAGTGACTGCTTCTTTTAGCTGTA